TTATACAGAGTTTTTGATGGTTGTCCATCTGGGCATGGTATGACAGGCGAATACAACTCTGTTGGCAATATGATTATGTTGTTGACGGTGTTGTTGTTAGACCTGGGTTTAAGCCCTGATGAATTCGAGATGGTTGTTTACGGTGATGATAATGTTATAGCCGTCAATCGTTCCGGCTTGAATTGTAGTAGCATCGCTAGGCATATTAAGCGCAGATTTGGAATGGAATATACTCATTGGTCCAAGAAAGAGAGTGAAATTACCGACACTCTGTTCACTATAAGGTACTTAGGTAGGAAATTTAGTTTTGTTGCTGGACATTTGCGTTGTCCACTCGAAATGAGTGTCATTACCGAAATACCTTTTTATAGTAATAGTAGCGTTGATGAGGGCATTACCCTACCATCAATGGCTAGTTCGATGTTTAGGGAGTTGTCCCATTTTGATGAGGAAACATTCACACGCGTTTCTCAACAGTTTTTGCAAGTCTGTGAGGAACGCTTGGATCATCCCACGTGTTGCTGTATAAGGAATAGCTTGTTATCTTATAGGCAGTATATACGTGAGATGTATATTGACCCGACTGAAGCAGTTGTGCAGTTGGAGTCTCTTAATCATAGACAACGCGACTCTTACCTTGAAGTCGTTAAACCACAAGGTTTTGTAGAATTAAGTTTTACTGAAATGGCTGGTGTTAATAATAGTGTGTTTTCAACCACTAATTCTGAGTTGAATGATAGGGCATTGAATGTCCCAGAGACAACTCAACAAGAGCAACTTGGTGTTTACCAAGATGCTACCGAAGTCACACACACCCAAGTTAATAGCGAGGTGTATCAAGGTGTTTATCAAACGTGTAATATGGAAGTTTTTGATATGAACAAAAGCATGGATAGACAATATGAAGTTTCAAGTTTCGTATGGAAGACAGACGATGGTATGGTTATCAGTTACCCTGATGTTACCTTTCCCTCTGCCCTATTTTCTCAAAACTATATTGCCACTAAGGCATCTGATTTTTCTTTATTTCGTGCTGGTATCCGAGTTGGAGTTCGAGTTCAGAGTTCCAGGTTTTTGTTTGGTAAACTGTTGGTTTACTATGTTCCTGATGATAGGTATGCTAGAGAGGGTGCGTTTAATGATGTGTACAGACCCACTGGTTACCCCCATGTGTTGGTTTCCGCATCATCCAGCGACACCGTTTATCTCGACATCCCATTTATATCCCCCAAACGATTTATTGATCTAACTAATTACGTTGAAGATGAGATGGGTAGAGTCAAGTTTATGGTTTTAAACCCACTTACAAACATAACTGGTGATTCTGATAATTGTAGGGTGGTAGTCACTGCACAATTCATTGATGCAGAACTTGCTCTGCCCAGGGATACATTATCC